CGTTCAGGCGTTCAGGATCGATGATTTCGCCAGTTTCCATGTCCAGACATTGCATGATTTCCTGGTCGATTTCGTATAGGGAAGCCATGTTTAATTCCTCCTTTTGTATTCTTCAAAGGTGTCACACGTTGCGAAGATGAACCTGTTATTGACCCAGCGTTGCAGCTTTCGCAAGTCGTGTCCCTTCGGAATATGTTCTTTGTCGTACAGCATCACATAAGCCCAGAATCCCAATTCGCGCAGGGTGTAGATTCTTTCCAAATCCTGTTCAAGTGTGGTATCAAAGTTACAAAGAACGTATACAATCAAGTCCCGATCTCTGATACCCGTGATTTCCTTGAACATTCGGAATTTAGGAAGTATCTTTTCTTTGTCTTCAAACCGATCCCAGGCGAAGTGCAGATTCTTCAGCTTGATCTGTTTCAGCATTTCTGCCTTTTCTGGTGTCATAAGACGAATATCCATGCCTTGGTTGATGTCAACGGTGGCCTTGCTGTCAATTAGCTGTTGCAGAAGGTCTTTCCATTGTCTGCAAGCAAGGATGTTTGGATCACACAGGACGATGTTCTTTTGCCCGTTCCAGAACTCCGACAGGTCAGCCACTTTTCTTGACATTCGACCTTCCTTCGCTTCTACATGGCAGAAGCTACATCCCCTTGGGCATCCTCTGGACAGGAAACCGTAAGCTGTATCTGTTATGCCGTACAGGGAATAATCAGGGTATATGTGTTCGATTTCTGGCGGCAATTCCGCATCTTTGCTTTTATCGAACACCTCTTTGCCGTTAATCAGGCTGATACAGTATCCGCTGCCACCCTTCACAATTTCCCGTGCGTTGATGTAATACATGTAATCAGGCGTAAAGCTGAACACCTTTGACATGTACACCTTGTCCATCGGGCCGGAGAACATCGGATCGTACCATTCCACATGATCCCCCTGGGCCTTATGCCATGCAGAAATCTTCATCAGTGGAAGGTTTGGGAAGTTATGCCCATCCACATCTATCAGCCCAATTCTTTTCATTGTTTCAAATCACAACCCTTCGATCAGTATTCGATGCCGTACTTCCTCAACAGCATCTTGGTTGCTGCTATGATTTCTTTCTCTTTTCTGTTACCGATGATTTCAGTCAGATGAACGATGCTTCCAGGCTGGATGCCTTCGATCTTCCTTTCGATTGCTTCAAGAATGGTGCTAAACTCATGCTCTTTCATGTTTCTGACCCCTTTCTTTTATTGAGGTCAGATGGTGGCGCTATCATCCCTTTAAGTTACGCTTGTCCAGCCCACTGTTCTGCCATAGCCTTTGCAATGCCGGGGAAGGTTTTTGAGCGGATTGCTGCTCGTTCTTCAGGTGTTTTTGACTTTGCAAGCGCTTCATAGAACCACAACGGCTGTCTTTTCTTCTTGCCAGTCTTCTTGTCAACCCATTCCTTCCATTCAAGTTCGGGCTGTTCTGTTACTGCAGGAACCAATGATTGAAGGCCTTTCAGCCACAGACACGTTGATTTGGAATAGTTGTCACCAAACATCCAAGGATGAATGACTTGGTTGGGTTTGATCGGAAGGCCGTGTTTTTGCGCCAAGTCAGGGAAGTGCTTTGGAATGTAATCACCACTGATGATTCCAATGGGATTTTCTATTGCAATCCGTTCACAGTCCGCTGTAAGGAACTTACAAAAGAACTCAATGCCTTCACGCTGTCTGCCATCTGCACGTTTCTTTTCAAAGTGTGCAGCGCCGCTTACTGCAAGATGTGTACAAGGTGGAAATGCTATAAGCATGTCCCACTTGCCATGCACAGAATGATTCTGGCCATCTACGCTCACAAATTCACAATCACCGTTAAGCAAAGGCAGTACATCCTGCATGATGTGCCATTCGGGATGACCGCCGCTTTGGTCGATGATGTCGCAGGAATACGCTTCATGGCCTAACCTGCGCAGTTCCTTTGTTACAGCTTGGCTTTCCTCACAAGCCACAAGAATTTTCATGCCGTTCACTCCTTTACATCCTGTAATAACGTTCCTTCGGGCGCATCAGCATTTCGTGCCGGATGAATCCAACCAGCGCTTCCACCAGCGCCCATGCGCCGCGCAGGATGCCAAGCCCACTTGCAACCGCCAGCCCTGCAAGGGCAAACAGCAGAATCAGAATCGCTTCACCCATTTCTTGCACCCTCCTTTAGAAGTCCAGGTATTCGTCCGCATCCACCCGGTAATCACTTTCCAGGCAGTCAGGGCAAATGAAGCCTTCATTGACAAGGTAGTAATGGGTTTCGATGTACTCATCACAGTGGCTACACTGTGGACGGCGCTTCAGCCGTCTGTGTTGTTCCGCATCGTAGCGGTCATAATCAGCAACAGGATCATCTGTCCAAAGCATTGTTTTCACGCCTTTCCGTTCTTTATTGATGCTATCAGCACACGTTCTGCGGCCTTTCGTATGCGCTCCATGCGCCTTTCCCGTTCTTCTTCATCCAGGACAGGACGGTGAACTTTAACGATCACGCCGGGAAATATCATGGTCTGCGGTTCTTGGTATCGATCCTGTACCTGTTTCATGCTATCCCCTCCCTTTTTACAACCTATGATTGGAATGGCTTGTCTGATGACAGCGCTTTCATTTCACCGTCTTCCATTGTGTCTTGTAAGACACTTCAGCCTAAAAAAATATCGCTGAACTGTTCGTCTGAAAGCGAATAACGCTTTCTGATAGCACGCATTTCTTGCAACTTGAACTCCGTGCCATTTTCGTTGATCTTATCGCTGACACTTTTTTCACTGATTCCAAGGTATTTTGCCAGTGTTTTGTTGGTATCACCGAAAAGAACCATGACGCTTCGTAGCAACGCTTTGTTCATCTTTGCTCCTTTCTGTGTCTTGCAGGACACTCGATGGTGTAAATTTTGTCCTGTGTCTTACAGGACACCTTCATAATACAGCAACAACTTTTCCTTGTCAATAGTAAATTTCACTTTATTTATGAAAAATATTGCATTAAAGGACACGGTGTGGTATTATAAGACACAGAAGGAAGGAGGTGGAAAACAATGGATGTAGGTTCTATTATTAAACAAGCCAGATTGGAAAAAGGATATACTCAGGAGCAGCTGGCTGAAAAAGTAGGCGTAAAAAAATCTGCCGTAGCAAAGTGGGAAAACGGCAGAGTGTCTGAGATTAAGCGCAGTAATTTGAAGATGTTGTCAGATGCGCTCGGCATCAGGCCAACACAGTTGCTTGGAGAGATTGAAAACGATCCAATCAGTGCAGCTGATGAATTAGCTGATATTTTTCTGGACACTGACTTACGGGCAATGATTGCGGAATATCAGCGCTTGAACACTAAGAAGCAAGCGCAAGTGAGAGAGTATGTACACCTGCTTTCACAGCAAGGTTAAGAAAGGTTAAGTATCCTTTTCAAGAATTGCAAAATGAAAATGGCTTCATTTTCACTTAACTTTTCGATGATCTCAATTAGTTGCTTCTTCACTTCCATAGGACACAACCTTTCTATAATAACAGGAACTGATGTTCTCGTTTGTTATAGTACACCGAAAATTATGATTTTGCAATACCATTAGCGAAATTCGGACTATTCAAATTTTTGGAAAGGTACGGGAGCGCCGCAGCACCACCTGAACGCCCCCGCACCCAGGGATGATAGGCCATTTCTGACCCAGCTATAGCCTATCATTTTGTAAGTCAAAATTACAGCCAAAAATAAGGGGAAAACACACGCAAATAAAAGGAAAATTTCCCCAATGCGAGAGGGTAAAAACCCTAATTTGATTGACAAAATGGAGCGTATATTATGAAAAGGAAGTCAGATTTTTCCATGAAACCCTACAATCGCTGCCTTACCTGCCCTCATAGGAAGGTTCGTTGTGATGGCCCGCGAACTGCTGGCCTGGAATTAGCCCGCTGGTGTGAGTATATGCGCGATATGAAGGAAGTAAACGGCTTGACAAACGCAGAGATTGCGGAAGTGTCAGGCGTTTCTATCAAAACAATTGAACGCATTATGGCGCTGAACTCCGATCAGGATATTATGCGTGATACTGCCAGAAGAATTGAGAATGCCATTATTGGTTCTACCAGCAAATATCCTTGTTATCTGGCTTTTGAAGAAGAAAATCTTCCTGACGAACAAAGACTAAACGATGCTTTGCGCGAATTGGAACGCGCCTTGGATGATAATAAGGATTACAGGGAAGCGCTTGATAAAATCCATGCATCATACAACATGGAAATGCAAGTGATCCGCGATGATGCACAAAAGAAGATTGATTATCTTATGAGTGAAATTGAAAGACTGCGCAGCGATGTAGAACATTGGCGCTTTGAGAATGACCGCAAGGGAAAGTTGATTGATATGTATATGGACAAAATTGTGTCAAGAAAATAAAATTCAGAAAAATTTGTAGATTGGAGCATGGAGTAACAGACAAAAAGAAAAGAGGGAATAAGGATGTACTTACAAGAATTACAGCATTTACACTTAAAACCAGAAGAAGTATTAGACTATCTTCGAAAATCGCAATCAGATGATCCGCTGATGCCTGTTGAAGAAGTGCTGGCAAAGCATGAAACCATCCTTGATAACTGGGCTGAAAGCAACCTTGGCGGCAAAGTGCCGGAGGAAAACAAGTTCCGTGAAGTTGTATCTGGCGAAACACTGAAGGAACGCCCGGAAATACAGAAGGTTCTTCGCTTGATTGAATCGCCGCGAATCAAGGCCATTAAGTGTGTCGAACCACAGCGTTTAACCCGTGGTGATCTTGAGGACATAGGCCGATTGATGAAGCTGTTGCGCCTAACACACACGCTGGTTATTACGCCTGACGAATTTGGTGGTTGCCGCATTTATGATCTGAATGATGAATATGACGCAAACGCCTTTGAAAGCGAACTAAAGAAGGGTAATGACTACCTGAAATACACGAAGAAGATTCTTAACCGTGGAAGACTTCTGGCTGTTTCACAGGGATATTTCATCGGCAACAGCGTTCCCTATGGATACAGAAAAACACACTATATGGATGGCAAGCGCAAGTGTCATACATTGGAGCCTAACCCAGACGAAGTGCCTGTTGTGCAAATGATTTTTGAAATGTACAAAAACGGCAATGGCGTACAAAAGATCATTGACCGACTGCTTGAATTGGGCATTCCTTCCCAAAGGCAAAAAGGCTGGGCACCGACAACCATCCGAACCATGCTTTCCAATGAGCATTATTTAGGGAAAATTCGTTGGTATCATAAAAGAGAAGTACAGACTGTTGAAGAAGGCGAAGTTATAAAGCGCCGAAAAACTGCTGAAGAATATCTGCTGTATCCTGGGAAGCATCCTGCCATTATCGATCAGGAAACGTTTGATGCTGTACAGGCCATAAAAGGAAGCCACCCACGCAATAAAAAAGCCAGTAATTTGGTGAATCCTTTGGCCGGGATTATGTATTGCACATGTGGCAAAGCCATGAAGTATCATTCCTTTTTTGTCCGAGGTGTTGAAAGGGCAGCAGCACGCTATGCATGCGATGCGCAAAAATACTGCGAAAATGCATCGTGTACTGTAGATGAAGTAATGGCAACAGTGAAAGGCATGCTGCGTGAAGCATTAAATGATTTTGAAATTCGCGTAGCAAACGGAGAAGATAAAAGCATTGATATTCACAAGCAGCTTGTAACCAGGCTGGAACGCCGCTTAACTGAATTGGATGCGCTGGAAATATCTCAGTGGGATAAGTACACAAAAGAAGAAATGCCGAAGCACGTTTTCGATGCCCTGAATGCAAAAGTGCTTGCAGAAAAGGAAGAAGTTCGGCAAGGGCTTTGCACAGCAAGAAACTCCACGCCGGAGCCTATTGATCTGCAAAACAAGATTTCAACGTTCAGAAAAGTGCTTGACATGTTGGAAGATCCAGATGCGCCTGTCCGTGAATTGAATGCACTGCTGAAAGAATGCATTGAACGCATCACCTATAGCCGCCCGAAAACACAAGGAATCGCTTCGCACTGGAAGACTGGAGCCAACATCGAATTGGATGTTAAATTGCGGGTTTAATTTTTTACCCGCAATAGTTATCATGACAGTACAGATTCATCAGTTAGTACATGATAACAATGGTGAAAAATCGTTGATATGACGGCAAAAACCGCTTGAAAAGTTGGCAGGGGATCTTCCCCTGCTTTCTTTTTGTTCCTGCACTTGACGGGAAGTGAAAAGTGTGGTATTACGTTGGCAGATAGATCGTTCGGAGGGATATAATGTATACGCTTGATAGACCAAATGTAATAAACATCACTGAACAGGTTTACCGTGGTATCCTGTGCAAGCATGTAAAAAATAAGGGCTGGAAGATAGTGATTGGATCTGAAGAATATCTTTTCCGAGATTTCCAGAAAGCACAGTTCGCCATTGATAGAATCCATTATGATTGTGAAAACTGGTATGGTGGCGAAAAACTGAATACAAAATAAAAAAGGCTGGGGATTTCTCCCCAGCTTTTATTTGTGTGCTTTTTCGTTCAGATATTTTTCATATCTGTGTATTGCTTCAGTTACCGGGCCATTGCATCCCTGTTCACTCAAGCCCTTCAGACAGGCAAGAATGCCGTAAACAAGAAGCGTTTGTTCCTGCTTGATGCTGGATACATCATCTTCATGATGCTGCCGGATTTCCTTAATTTCCTTGTCCTGTTGGCTTTGCTTGTCCACCCATCGAACCACCTTGGAGAAATAGGAAACAAGCGCGACAACCGCCCCCACAATTGCCGAAGCTGTGATAATACTTTGCCATGTTAATGTGATCTGCATTTGAATCAGTCCCCCGCTGTGTTTATTTGATACTGTCTGTGATCCCACTCTTCAAGCGCCCGACAAACACCCTTGTTTGCTTGGGATCAGAAATACGAATGTTCATTTTCTTCACCAGATAGAACGCTGGACTTTCTTTCAGGTGATGCTTGCTGTTTACCTTCACCCATTGCCCAGGTGTGAAGCTGTCCGCTGTCTTTTCATCAATGCCGGATATATCAACAATGTCAATCTCAATGGTGTCCTCTGCTTCAAAGTGTTCACGCAGATACACATTCGCCGTATTCATGAGAACCGTTGGATCAGTGATACCATCAAAGATAACAACCTTGTGGATAAGGCCGTATTTATCCACAGCAGGTTGATAGGTGATGTTCGTCTTATAGTTGTTTACACTGCTGATTGTAACCCTTGCACCGTTCACTTCATCCCCCAAAGGAATGATGGATGAAAAGATTTCACTGCCGTTTGTTTCACGCCTTATGTCCAGCAGGTTCCTGCCAAACTCAATGGTCTGCCCGGACATGTTGCTGATGTTCACATCATAAGACAGCGCATCAAGGTACATCACACCGTTTTCATGGCGCACTTGCAGATAGGTGTCAGGCACAATGATTCTTTTGTTGATTTCATCCAGCGTGGTAGTGTATTCGCCGCTTGACACCTCAAACGGATAGTAGTAGGCCAGCGAAAAGTTCCCTGGTTGAAATTGCTTGTCTGCATCTACCTGTGCATTATGGATCTTCAGAAGATGCTGAAAATACCCTTCATTGTCACCGAAAAATGCTGTTGGTTCCACCACGCTATCCAGCAAAAAAGCAAGCGCCCCTTCGCAGGACACTCGCTTTTCATTGTGGAAGCCGTATTCGATTTTCAGAACACGACCATAGAAGATGATAGTGTCCTTGCGGTATACGCTGACCCTTGCTGTCATGACCTGCACTTCATCAAAGTATGGATGATCTGGATAAATCGCAAATTCAAACAGCCCTGTCTTGCCAAGTTCCAGATCCAGGTTGTCATTATGGATGCGCAGCCCATCAAGGCTGTTGTCATGTATCAGCTTGCCATTGCAATATACTCTGTACATTTAACCACCTCACAGACTGCCTTCACGATAGGCAAAGGAGATTGTGCCAGTACCTTTCACAGCAATATCATTCACGCCTTCCTTCAGTTCGATTTCAGGAATGACAGTTTCACCAGCGCTGACAGTGTAGCTATTTCCCTCAAAATACAGCGTAAAAGCGCTTGTAGCCGTGATGGTAGGAATGACACGCTTCTTGTTGTTGAC